GCAGGGTATCACAGCCCTGTTGCTGTATCAGGCTCAGACGGTAACGCCTTTGCAGAGAAAAGCATAGAGACCGTCAACTCCCAATACTTTATCTAAAAAATGCCCTGCTTCGGTGGGGTATTTTTTGTTGAAAAATAGCATTTTTTAGAATAGAATAGAAAAGTAAGGAGATGGGAACAATATGAAATTTACAGTGAAATATAAAAAACAAAAATATGAAGTATCGTTACTTGATAAAATGAATATAGAGGCTATAAAATTTGTTTTAATTTTAAAGAGATTTGTAAGAGGTGCAAGGCGATTAATTCCACAGAATTTGATTCTTTATATGTGGGTCACGCTGTTTTGGATTGCTTTTGGAATAATAACGTATAATTGTGGTATTATTTATAAAGCGCCTTGTGAGTATACTATTTGGGACACGATTTGGGAATTAAAAAATTCATATTTTACTTCGGTTGTTTTAACATTACTAATAACAAGCTATAACCAAAATAAAGGATATAGAGATAAATTAGAGAAACAACATTATTTTTATTACGAGATAATATGTAGTTTTGATAAATTATTTAAACCTTTTATTGGAGATGAAATTCTGCATTATATGCCTTTTTATAATAACAAATGTCTTTCATCTACAATAGATTATATTAAAAACAATGGCTTAATGGACGGGTTAGATGAAGATAGTTTAATTGAGTCGATAAATGATGTTTTAGAAAAAATTACCTTGTTAAAACATCTTGAAAATAATGGAGGCGTTATAGGAAAGAGTAATAGTAATTTTATGACAGATATTATTACAACAGAAGGTAAGCTAAAGAAAATTAAATCCAATCCTAAAAGCATTATAGTAGAATTGGACGAGATTTCACGGGATCTGCTTGAAATTGTTGCAGATATAAGAAGACCTTGGAGATGGGATATTGAGAATGATATAAAAATACTTCAATTGTTAAATAAAGAAAATGACATAGAAAGCCAGTTTTATTACAAAATGCATTTATCGGGGCATACATTTAGTGATGCTAGGTAAAATGTAGAGTTTTGATATTTCATCATAAAAATAAAACAAGAAAAGTAAGGCACCCATCCCGGGTGTCTTTTTTAATCCCCATAAGGACCCTTAACTCAGTAGGTCAGAGTACCCGGCTCATAACCAGGAAGCCCTGGGTTCGAATCCCAGAGGGTCCATTTACAAAACAAACGAAGAGAGGTGGTGATGTTTGGATGGAGAAGTAAAGGCAACAAATGCAGAACTTGCCTATCAGGATTACTTAAAAGGCATGAAGTACAAAGAAATAGCCGAGAAATATGGCGTGACTATAAATACAGTAAAGTCCTGGAAAACCAGATACAAATGGTCAAAGGATGGTAAAAAAAGTGTGCACACAAAAACAGGAAAGGTGTGCACACAAAAAACTGATAAAAATAATGTGAAAAAAGAAGCCATTGCAGAAGCGGTTGAGCAAGTAATAGAAAATGCTGAACTTACCGATAAGCAAAGGCTTTTTTGTTTATATTATGTGAAGTGTTTTAATGCTACAAAGGCATATAAGAAGGCATACGGATGTAGTTATGAAACGGCAATGACAGAAGGAAGTAAAACCCTAAGAAACCCTAAGATAAAGGAAGAAATTATCAGGTTAAAGCAAAACCGCCTAAACCGGGAAATGCTAGACGAATCTGATATTTTCCAGAAGTACATGGATATAGCTTTTTCAGATGTAACAGATTTCGTAGAATTTGGCCAGGAGGATGTTCCAGTGATGGCAGTATATGGACCGGTACAGGTAAAAGATGAGGAAACAGGAGAAAAGAAAACCCTCACGAAAAGAGTGAATGTTGTTCGTTTCAAAGATTCCTCAGAAGTAGATGGAACCCTAATTGCAGAAGTAAAACAGGGAAAAGATGGTGCAAGCATTAAACTGCCGGACAGAATGAAAGCTCTGGAATGGCTTGCAGAACATATGTATATGGCAACAGAGGAACAAAGAGCAAGAATTGAAAATATAAAGGCTAAGACAGAACAAATAAAAGGTTCCGGACAGGATGAAACAGAGGATAAGGTGATGAAACTGTTTGAAGCCATTGGAGGCGCATTAGATGCTGAATCTTAGCAAAGCATATACACCAAAGCAAATAGAAATTCTAAGAGCATGTAGAAATACAGACTGGTTTCTACTCATAAATCATGGGGCAAAACGGTCTGGGAAAACGCAGTTGGATAATGATATCTTCTTACAGGAGTTGATTCGTGTTAGAAAAACTGCAGATAAACTGGGAATTGATACACCACAGTACATTCTTGCTGGATATTCCATGGGAAACATTCAGGATAATATTTTGACGGAGTTATCCAATAAATATGGATTTCAATTTAAATTTGATAAATTCAATAATTTTACTTTATTTGGGGTAAAGGTAATACAGACATCACATGGGAATATCAGTGGACTTGGGCGCATCCGAGGAATGACAGCTTTTGGTGCTTATATCAACGAAGCATCTTTGGCAAATCAGGAAGTATTTGACGAAATCAAGGCAAGGTGTTCGGGACCTGGTGCCAGAATTATTGCAGATACCAACCCAGACCATCCGGAACACTGGCTGTTGAAAGATTATATAAAATCAACAGCAGCAGGCATTATGAATTTCCATTTCTGTTTGGATGATAACACCTTCCTGGATGAGCGCTATAAAAAAAATATCAAAGAATCTACGCCAAAAGGAATGTTTTATGATAGGGGTATTAACGGGGCGTGGGTTTCTGGAGAAGGGGTTGTGTATCCTGATTTTGACCAGAATGTTCATGTGATTACGCCATTGCAGGCAAAGCAAATTATCTTTGACAGGGTGTTTTGTGGAGTTGACTGGGGATGGGAACACTGGGGTGCTATTGTGGTGGTTGGTGTTAAAGGCAGCAGCTACTATATTGTTGAAGAACATGCTGCACAGCATAAGTATATTAAAGACTGGATAACAGTAGCGAAGGATATCATCAGACGTTATGGTGATGTCCCTTTTTATTGCGATCCGGCAAGACCAGAACATATTGCAGCGTTTCAGAATGCAGGCATTAACGCTTACATGGGGAACAATCGTGTTCTTTCTGGCATTGAAGCCATTGCTACTTTAATGACGAACAAACAATTTTTTATTGTATATTCACAGTGCCCAAGGTTCAGGGAAGAAATTTACAAATATATCTGGAAGAAAAATACCGGAGAACCATTAAAAGAAAATGATGATGCTCTCTGTGCGATACGATATGGTATTTATTCTGATATGACAGTAAATGAAATTGAGCTACCTGGACAAAGCATGGCTGAACAGGCAGAGAAATTGAAAGGAATGTTTTAAATGTTAGAAGTAAATAAATTTGAGCATGGGACAGATACAACGCATCACACCTCAAAAAGTTTCCAACAATTGTACGGATCAGAGACAAACCGTTCCTATCGTGCTAATAGTGCAGAGGAAATTTTGGATGATGTAAATAAACTGGCTGCCATGATTCGGGACCATCATGAGGTTCAGTGTCCAAGACTTGAGGCACTAGACGATTATATAAAGGCTAGAAATAATGGAATATACAGTGATGATTCCAGGAGAAATGAAAAAGAAAGAGCAGACCACAGGGCGGCTCATAATTTTGCTAAGGTCATCAATGTATTTGATGTCGGCTACAACACAGGGGTTCCTATCAAAAAAGTGAGTGATGATGAAAAAATAAATGAAATCATTACAGAATACGATAAGGAAAATGATATTGAAGCTCTGGACAGTGAGCTGTGGCGGGACATGAAAAAGTATGGAAGAGCTTACGAACTCCAATACAGAAATAAACAGGATAAAGACAAATCTGTTATTAGTAATGTGTTTGAAACTTTTGTATGTTATGGGTTAGATGTGGAAAGAACACCACTTTTTGCAGTACGTTATCCGAGATACAAAGTAGAAACTCAGGAATTTACTACCGTTACTGTTTATACGGATAAAGAGATCATTACATACAAACCTTGCCAGATGAATGCGCTAAGGCTGGAAGAAGAGAAACGGGAACACCATTATTGGGGAGAAGTGCCGATTACAGAGTATTCGCCGGACAGATATCGCATGAGTGGATACGAAGATGTAATCCCACTCATTGATTTATATGATGCAGCGCAATCAGATACCGCTAATTATATGACAGACTTAAATGAGGCAACCATGATTATCACAGGGAATTTAAACTTAAATAAGTATAAAGTGGATGATTTGGTGAAAATGAAAAAAGCAAATTTAATGCTTTTGACAGAAGGAGTAAACCCAGATGGAAGTAGATCACAGACAGATGCAAAGTACATCTATAAGCAATATGACGTAACAGGGACGGAAGCTTACAAAGAAAGACTGCAAAAAGATATTCATAAGATTTCCTTTGTGCCGGATTTAACAGATGATTCTTTTTCTGGAACTCAGTCAGGGGAGGCTATGAAATATAAACTGTTTGGATTTCAGCAGATGGCCAAGACAGGGCAAAGAGGTTTTAAGAAAGGACTTATGCGGAGATACCGTCTGCTTCTGAATATTAAAAACTATGTAAATGAAGCTGATAATGAAAGTCTTGATAATCTGACAATTACATTCACGCCGAATCTTCCAAAAGCTGTATTGGAAGAGTTGAAAACACTTGTCGATTCCGGTATGGAAATTAGCCAGGAAACCCTCATGGGACTTGCCTCCTTCATTGATGATGTGAAAGCAGAGTTAGAAAAAATCCAGAAAGAGGAAAAAGAAAACGAGCAAGACCCTGTTATGGATTCTATGTTTGGAAATCAGGTGCGGCAGGATGATGGGGGGCAGAAGTTCAGGGTAAATCATTAAATGGTGCCCAGACACAAAGCCTTATTGCTATTATGTCGCAATTTAGTGCTGGAACTCTTTCGGAAGGACAGGCAGTAAATTTGATATCTACAGCAATTGGAATTAACAAAGATGAGGCAAGGGCAATATTAGATGGAGAATTATAAATGAGTTCACAGGAATACTGGAAAAAAAGAGAAACAGCCCAGCAAAGGAAAAATATCAGGGATGATGCAGCATATCAAAAGCAGATAGCAGAAATTCACCAGAACATGTTAGACGAAATCCAGAAGGAAATTAATGGGTTTTATGTCCGATATGCGAAGAAGGAAGGAATTACCATTGCGGAAGCCAAGAAACGTGCATCTAAACTAGATATTGAAGAATATGCTAGGAAAGCTAAGAAGTATGTGGCGGAAAAGGATTTCTCAGATAAAGCCAATGAAGAGATGCGCCTTTATAACCTTACCATGAAAGTGAATCGCCTGGAACTGTTAAAGGCCAAGATTGGACTGGAACTGGTCAGTGGATTTGATGAACTGGAAAAGCTTCTGGGAGAAAAATTAACAGAAAAGACATTGGAGGAGCTGGAAAGACAGGCTGGAATTCTTGGAAAATCCATACAGGACAATGCTAAAGCGGCACATGCTATTGTAAATGCTTCTTTCCACAATGCAACCTTTTCAGACCGTATCTGGATGTACCAGGATATGCTAAAGGCAGATTTATCAAAACTACTGCAGCAGAACATCATACAGGGAAAGCATCCCAGAGAGCTTGCTACACATCTTAGAAAGCGTTTTGGAGTAAGCCAATTCAATGCAGAACGTCTTATGATTACAGAGTCTGCCAGAATACAGACAGAAGCCCAGAAGCAATCCCTGGAAAGGAACGGGTTTGAATATTACGAATACATAGCCTGTGGCAAGAGCGATGTATGTGAAATCTGCAAAAGCCTGGATGGAAAACATTTTAAAGTCAAAGATATGATGATTGGCGAGAATGCTCCTCCTATGCATCCTTTTTGTCATTGTTCTACAGCGGCATGGGAAGATAACGAAGAGTATGAGGCATGGATGGATTTTCTGGACAAGGATGGTACTACTGCTGAATGGGAGAAATTGAAAAAGAAAGGGAAAATCATTGCAAAGCAAGTTGATTCTGATATAATGATTCCATCAGGTGCAAAAGAGGTAGCAGATGTGCATACAGTAGGAAAAATTGATAAAGAAATTTACAAATGCATTACAAAGGATATTGTGACGGATGAAGTTATTATTACAGATAACCAGATTCAACATATTAAAGACAGACATCCAAATGATTATGAAAGATTTTCCTCTTATTTTGAGGAGATAGTTGCCAGTCCTGATTATATCATAGAAGCCAATAAACCAAGCACAGCGTTAGTTTTAAAAGAAATAAAAGTGGCTCAGGAGGTATTCAAAACGGTGATTCGTTTGGCAACGTCTCAAGATAATCCAAAATACAAGAATTCAATCATCACGTTTATGAAAATAGACGAAAAAGAGTGGAAAAGATTATTGAGGAACAAGAAAATTCTTTACAAGAGGGAATAATCAATGTATTATAGAAGTATGATAAGAACAGAGCTCTTTGAGGTGGAAGATTTCGTGCGGTCCACACGCCGCCGGTACTGACAGGGAAAATCCCGAGAGATGCAGGAGAAGCGCACGCCTGCCAAAGAGTTCTAGTTCTTTGATAGAATATTTTTATATAGTTTTCTATACCATCAGTTAGAAATGGCTGGTGGTATTTTTATGCTCATAGTAGTTTTGACTGAAATATTATAGTATAATTTGATAAAAAATATGGAGGGATTATTATGGGCGAAAGATTAAATAATCTGATAGATTCTGCAAAAGGAGAACTTGGAAAGATATTGATGGAGGAAGCTGGTCCAGCAATAGCTGCAGAGATGGTAAAAGGTACGGCAGTTGAAATTATTGGTGAGGCAGCAGGAATAGTAATACCGGGAGTTGGTAATATGATGTTATCATATAAACAAAAGAAATTAGAAAAAAATTATGAACTGTATATATCCAAAATTGTTGAAAATCAAGATGCAATAAATGCGCGGCTTGAGAAACTGGAAGAGGAAAAGAAAAAAGAAATTCAATCGAATTATTTTGGATTAATCGCAGATTATGCTTCCCAAGAAAAGCAACAGGAAAAGATGAATTATATTGTAAATGGTTTTATAAATGTAACAGGAAATGTTCTGTCACAAGAAGATACGATCCTTATGTATTATGATACTCTGGAACAATTAACAATTTTGGATTTGAGAGTGTTAAGGCTTTATATCGCATGTGATGAAGATGTGCAAACAATTATGGAAGATTACAAGCTGGATTATTCACAGTTAGGTATGATTAAGGAAAAATTATCCAGGTTAGGACTTTTAGAAAGCAAAAATGATTTGGATATGGATGAGAATATGAGGAATGTCGCTCAGTACTTAGAAGATGTGACGAAGGGAAAGAAGAATCCTAAGTTAAAACGTCTGAAAAGAATCAGTAAATTTGAATCTTACAGACTTACCTCTTATGGACGAAAGTTATACCAGTTTTTTTCTGGTATTATTGATACAGAATAAGTTTTAGAACACTGCCTGAGAAATTAGGCGGTGTTTTTATGCCCATTTTTAGGGAAAGGCGGTGATGTATTTGATTGTAGTAAAAATCCGTGAAAATAGCTTGATTATAGATGGCCATGCAGGATATGAGGAAAAAGGAAAAGATATTGTATGTGCAGGAGTGACAGCCCTTACGCAAACCTTGGTGAAATCCATAGAGGATTTGACCGAGGACAAAATAGAATATGATATCTCGCCCGGAAGGGCTGATATAAAGTATGGGAATCTTTCAGAGAAAGCAAAAACTCTGGTGGATTCCTTTTTCATTGGCATATGCATGATTGTGGATGAATTTCCAGACCATGTAAAAATTGTTTGAAAGGAGAAAAAGATGCGTAACAAAGTATTCAGAACTATGTTGCAGTTATTTGCAGAGGAACCAGGAGGAGACCCAGTCCCACCAAACCCAGACCCGGAGGATAAACCGGAAGTAACAGATCCAGAGACCCCGCCTGCTCCTGAGGCAAAATATACCGAAGAGGATATTGAGCGTATGAGAAAGGAATGGGAGAAGAGCGCAAAGGCGGCAGAAGAAGAGGCAAAGAAACTTGCCAAAATGAATGCCCAGGAGAAAGCAGACTATAAAAATAAGCAGTTGGAAGATAAGATTGCAGAACTGGAAAATGAGAAAGCTTTATCCAATATGAGGGATGAAGCGAGAAAAATGCTGTCTGAAAAGAACATCAATATCTCAGATGAGTTACTTGCTTTTATGGTATCGAAGGATGCCGGGGAAACAAAAAAAGCAGTAGATTCCTTTGTGGAGCTTTTTAATGCAGCAGTAAATGAGGCGGTAAAAGGAAAAGCCCGCCAGGAAACGCCCAAGGATGGTGGCGGATTTTCTGCATCCAAAGCAAGCTTAGGAATCGGAGATATGGCAAGAGAAGCAAGAATTATTAAATAGTGGAGGTAAAATAACATGAACAAAAATAGAAAGTATGGAATGCAGTTATTTGCACAGACGATCAACCCAGACAACGTAACCATGTACGAACAGAAAGATGGCACTATCCCAGAGAAATATAATAAATTGATTTTAAAAGAAATCATCAACAACAGCAAAGTGATGCAGCTTGCGAAGTATGAGGAAATGGATGGGAAAGAGAAAGAATTTGAATATTTTGCCAAAGGCCCTGGAGCTTACTGGGTAGGTGAAGGTGAAAAAATCCAGACCTCTAAACCACAGTGGATGAAAGCTAAGATGGTTGCTAAGAAGTTGGGTGTTATCATCCCATGTTCCAGAGAGTTTTTGCATTACAAAATGTCTGATTTCTTTGAGCAGATGAAGCCAAAGATTGCAGAAGCTTTCCATCAGAAATTTGATGATGCAGCTATCCGAAATATAGATAATCCATTTCCTCAGTCTTTGGAAGAATCTGCAGTAGCAGCAGGCAATGTGATTAGTGGAGGTATTAACTACGATAATATCCTTTCCATGGAAGATGCATTAAACGATGCGGATTACGATGTAAATGCATTTATTTCTACCAAAAAGAATCGTAGTACACTTCGCAATGTACATAAAATTGAAAATGGAGTAATTGTGGAAAGCCTGTATGACAGAGGTGCTAATACTATTGACGGACTCCCGGTTGTGGATCTGAAAGGTATGGCAAAAGGAAACCTCTATGCAGGAGATTTCGATTATATGTACTATGGAATCCCGTTTGGTATGTCTTATAAGCTGGATGAATCCGCACAGTTATCTACACTGAAAAATGAGGATGGTACACCGGTGAACCTGTTTGAACAGGAATTAGTAGCCCTTAGAGTCACTATGGATGTAGGATTTATGATTGTAAAAGATGAAGCTTTTGCAAAATTAGAAAAGGAAGAATCCAAGCTGGGAAAACTTACGGTTCAGTCTGCAGCAGGTACTGAGAAGGGAGATACTAAAATTACTGTAACTCCTTCAAAGACAGGTGGAAATACATACAAGTATAAAATTTCTGAAGAAGAAGTGAGTGTTGCATATGGACAGAATGTAAAGACATGGTCTGTGTGGGATGGAACTGCAGATATTACTGCAGAAGCAGGAAAAAACATTACTGTAGTGGAGTGTAATGCAGAGTACCAGGCAATGAAAGCAGGAACAGCTGTTGTAACAGCGAAAGCCTAAGAAGGTGTATGGATGCTTAAAAAATTAAAGCAGATGATTGGACTTTTAGAAGAAGATGAATCCATGGACGATAAATTGTCCTGGATTCTTGATTCTACACAATCCAGACTTAAGGTGCTTCTTGGAGGTGTAGAGCCTGGAAATGATTTGGAATACATTGTAATTGAAGTCTCCATTGCCAGATATAATCGAATTGGTTCAGAAGGGCTTTCTACTCATACGGTAGAAGGAGAAAGCCAGAATTTCCAAGAATCTGATTTTGCGGCTTATATGGACGATATACGGGCATATAAAGAAGCCCACAACCAGGATGAGGCAAAAGGAGGGATTCTCTGGATATGAGATACGATACACCAGTCTATTTCCAGGAAATCATTCCTGGAACGTATGACCCAGAAACCGGAGATTACAGGGAAGATACGATACAGGAGACAAAACGCCCGGCATCTGTTATGAACACAGGGGAAGAGACGTTAAAGTTACTCTATGGCAGTATCAAACAAGGAAGCCTTACTATTCAGCTTCAAAATCATTATAACGCCCCGTTCAGTCGCATACGCATTGGAGAGACTATCTACCAGGTAGATGTCTCCAGGAAGCTTAGGGTAAAGCATACGTTTATTGTATCGGAGGTGCAGGGATGCCAAAAGTAAAGATTGTAGGCGTGGAAAAGCTGCAAAAGAAACTGAGAAGAAATGTAGCTATGGAGGATGTAAAGAAAGTAGTGCGCCACAACGGAGCGGAGATGCAGGCAAAAGCTCAGAGAAATGCTCCTATTGACACAGGTAACTTGCGTAGAAGCGTAGGACTGGAAATACGAGACAACGGTTTAACCGCAGAATCCGAAGCAACAGCAGAATACGCAGGATATGTGGAATATGGAACCAGATATATGAAGGCACAGCCTTATATGAGGCCAGCTTTTGAGGAGCAGAAGACGAAGTTTCGAAATGACATGAAGAAATTAACGAGGTGACGCCATGGATCAACAGCAGGAAATCTTCACAGAATTATTATTAAGAATCAAAGCATTGGGATATGACGTATTTGACGGGGAACTTCCACCAGCAAATACACCATATCCTTTTGTATATCTTGGGGATATGCAGCAGACAGACCGTAATACAAAATCAGAGGTTATTGGCAGCGCATTCCCTTCTATCCATATCTGGCACAGCAGCCCTAAGAAACGGGGAACAGTATCAAACATGCTGCAGGAAATAAAAGTTGTGTGCCGGCGGATAGAAAAAGCCAAGAATTACGCCTGGTTTGTAAGGAATATGAACCAGAGAATTATTACAGACACAACAACCAAAACTCCGCTTCTTCATGGAATCCTGGAAGTGGAGTTTGCTTTTAGCTAGGAGGACACAGTATGAATAAATTACAGTTATTTGCAGAAGCAGTATCCGGAAAGAAAATTGTTTATATGTACAGGATGCTGGCGGATGCAAAGAAGGAGGCAGCTACGCATCTGGCTTTTACTACAGAAAACAGTATTTCTATTAGCAGAGATGCAGATACCACAGAAACCAAAGATGGTCCAATCCGAACTCCAGGAGCAGTAGAAATTGAAATTACTACCACAGCACTTCTGGCGCAGGGGGATGTAATGGTAGATAAACTGCAAAAAGCTCTTATCAACGGAGACAAGGTAGAAGTTTGGAAAATTAATTTGAAAGAGCCTGGAACTGAGGGTAATAAGTTTAAAGCAAAATATTATCAGGCATATGTAACAGAGTTTGAAGAAACTTCAGGGGCAGAAGATTATGTAGAGTGTTCTTTGACCTTTGGAATCGAAGGAACTGGAGCAGACGGAGAAGTAACACTTACGGTAGAACAGCAGGAAATGATTGAATTGTATGGATTTAAAGATATCGCAAAAGAAGGAGAATGAAAATTATGATGGAATTAACAATTAACGGACAGGTGTATCAGTTTAATGCGGGAATTGGATTTATGCGCAAGATGAACCAGAGAGCCAGCGTGAACTATGAAGGAACCAATCTGAAAAGAGATACTGGGCTTACATACCTGGTAGCAGACCTTATGGATGGAGATATTGAAACCCTGATTTTGACACTGGATGCCATGAATGAAGGGAAAGACCCAAGACTTACCAGAAAACAGATTGAGGACTTTCTGGAAGATGAAAATACAGACATTGACAAGGTATTTCAGGATGTGCTGGATTTTTTAAAGAAGTCGAACTGTACAAAGAGGACAGTTCTGGATATCGAGAAAGCAGTACAGGAGAAAAAAGAACAGCAGGAGAAGCAAGGGCAGCAGAACCAGTAAAACCTTTTGAGAAGGTTTATGAGAAGATTGCAACCAGTTGTTTCCGGTACTACGGTTTTACGTCTTTAAAGCAAGTGGATGATTTGACTTTAAAAGAGTGGAGACTCATATGCAAAGCAAAGGAATTACAGGATGTAGACCGGATGTTCTGGCTGCACCAGCAGGCTTTTCAGAATTTCAGAGTGAAAGCTATGAAAAGAGCAGGGAAGAACCGGAAAAAGCCGGTCTATTCTACTTTTGAGAAATTTTTTAATTACTCCAGGATGCTTAAAAAAGCAGAGGGAGAAAAAACAACAGATGAGTTTGCGGCCATCAAGAAGTATTTAAGGGAAAAGGAGAAGTGACATGGCAGAGAGTTTTTCTGTAAAAGCAATTTTATCAGCAGCAGACAGTGGCTTCTCCAGGGCATTTCGGAGCGCCGAAAGCGTTGTTGATAGTCTTAGCAGCAAGGTGAGCAGTGGCCTGGGGTTCGGTATCCTTACTGGAATCGGACAACAGGCTTTTCAAGTGGTAAATAATGGCATTAGCAACATGGTAGGAGAGCTGAATTCCTCCAGCAAGGCATGGAAGACCTTTGAAGGAAACATGGGGATGCTGGGGAAAAGCTCCGGAGAAATCAAACATATAAAAGGGGAATTACAGGATTTTGCAACCGCCACCATTTACAGTGCTTCCGATATGGCAACAACTTACAGCCAGTTGGCAGCAGTCGGAACAAAAAACTGTACAGAGTTAGTAAAAGGTTTTGGCGGTCTGGCGGCGGCAGCAGAAAGCCCTACCCAGGCAATGAAAACCCTTTCCCAGCAGGCTACCCAGATGGCGGCAAAACCCAAGGTGGCATGGGAAGATTTTAAGCTGATACTGGAACAGACACCGGCAGGCATTGCGGCAGTCGCAAAAGAAATGGGGAAAAGTACCAGCCAGTTGGTAAAAGATGTCCAGGCAGGAACCATTGAAACAGATGCTTTTTTTGATGCAATCGCCAGGGTAGGAACGAATGATGCATTTACAAAGCTGGCTACCTCTTATAAGTCTGTGGATGAAGCCATGGGCGGTTTGATGGAAACGGTAAGCAATAAATTACAGCCGGCATTTGATAAATTATCGGAACTGTCTATTGGTGGTATTGAAAAGGTCATTGACTGTATTTCTGAATTTGATGGGGAAGCCCTGGCCGCCTCCATTACAGTAGATAAATTAAAAGCTTCCATGGTATCTTTTGGCACTGTGGCTGGAAGTGCCATTATGGCAATCGGGGGAATCAAAGCCTTTGATACTTTATCGGCAGGAGCGGAATCATTTGGACTTTCTTTTGACAGCGTTATGGGCGGTGTGCAGACAGCTACCAGGAAGACCTCTGATATCATATCGGGAGTTGGGAAGAAGATAGGAAACATTAATTTTGATTCTTTGGCAAAGAACGCAAAAAGAGGTGTTAAGAGTATTGATACTGCTTTTAAGAAAGCGGGAGATGCAGTAGACGCTTATGGAGGGAAAATTGCTTATGCGTTAGAAGCTGTATCGAAAAATTTATCCGATAAAGGGATTGCAGTCTGGGAGAAATTTGCAAAAACAGGAGACAAAATTTCAGGAATGGGGGATACGATTTCAAAAAGCCTGAAAAAAGGTGGAAGTGCTATTGGAAAATTTGTAGACAGAGCTTCTACGATTGCATCACCATTGGAGGGAATTTTTAAAGGTGTTGCTTCTGGAATTGGAACAGGCATACAGGCATCAACAAGCGTAGGTATGGAAATCATGAACCGCATGGTTTCGGGGATGGCTTCAGTGATGCATCTTGCTATGTCCTCTCTGGGACCGGCAGCAATCTTAGGTCTGGTATTAGCTGGCCTTGGGCTAGTGAACCGTCAGCTTTCTTCGCAGATAGATACCATGATTCAGACAGCTATTGGAAAGGGACCGCAAATTATAGAGGGTCTGATATCCTCTATCCTGAGTAGACTTCCGGCTCTTATGAGTGCAGGGGCACAGCTTCTTACTGGTTTTATGCAGGCGGTCACAGTCAACCTTCCGGCTGTAGTAAACGGAGGCGTTTCCATTATCCATGCATTGGTGCAAGGCGTTATAGCGAACTTTCCTATGATGATGCCTGCGGCTATTCAATTAGTAGCCACTTTTGTGGATAGTATTTTAAATGCGCTTCCTCAACTACTGGTAACAGGAATGCAGTTTTTAGATGCTTTATCAAGAGGAATTTTGACAAATGCAGATTTGATTGTAGATTCCGCCTCAGAGATTATCAATGGATTTATGGGCAACATACAAACAAAGCTGCCGCAGATTTTAACTCTTGGAATGGGGATTCTGGAAAATCTGGCACAGGGAGCTGTCCGGATATTGCCACAGCTTACAGTGGTAGGATTAAATGCAATTACGGCCTTTATCCAGGGAATTTCCAATCATATTCCTCAGATTATGCAAAAAGGAATAGAGCTGGTCAAATTATTGGTTCAGGGAACACTTGAAAATCTACCAATGATTTTAGAGGCAGGAGTCCAGGCAGTAACAGCATTCTTGCAGGGCATTGGTGAAAACATTCCTGTTCTGATAAATTCGGGGGCAGAAATTATCAGAACATTGATAGATGGCATCAAACAGGCAGCCCCGCAAATCGCAAGTGCTGGATGGGAGATTGTAAAAGCTCTTGGAAATGGAATAAAAGAGGCTGTCACAGGAATTGACCTGGGTTCTGTTATGTCAATTTTAGGTGGAGTAATTGGATACAAGGCATTTAGTAAGACATTTGGATTCCTGAAAAGCTATAATCCATTTAATGCATTTAAAAAAAATACAGAAGATGCACTGGGAAAAACTGCAAAGAGTGTGGGAAAATCAAAGTCTGTTATATCCCAAGCGGCTACGGGTATTGGAAATAGTCTGAAAGCAGCAGGACAGGGCATTAACACAGCCGCAAAGGGAATTGGAACTGGGGTCCGGAATGCTTTACAGGGAGTAGCCCAAACAATAAAAACTTTGGGTACTTCCATATCTGTTGCAGCAAAAGGAATCGGAACCGGATTATCTACCGCCTTTCAAGGACTTGGAGTTGCGCTTAAAATCGCAAACCCTGTCAATATCCTTGCCTTGGGTGCAGCAGTTGCTGTGGTGGCCGCTGCCTTCGCCTTGCTTGGCTCTCAGGGGGCTGGCGTGGCTACTGTTATTAGTTCTATCGGAACAGCTTTTGCCAATGCAGCACCTTTTGTAGAGGCAATCGGAACTGCTATAGGAAATGTAGCGCCCCTTGTGGAAGCAATCGGGAATGCTTTTAGCACTGTCCTGTCTACCGCCATCACAGCAGTGGCGAATGCGTTTTTAATACTGGCACCGGTCATTCCTACCATTGCTTCAGCATTTGCGCAACTGTCTCCATTAGTAACAGCCCTTGGAACTGCTTTTGCGGCTGTGGTACAGGCTATCGGAACCGCAGCCAGCCAGATTATTACCTCAGTACAGCCAATAATAGAAACCATAGCGAACCTGTTTACCCAGTGCTTTGCCATTGTATCAGATGCCATCGTAAGAATTGTACAGGCATTTGCTCCTTTTGCTCCGGTTATGGCAGAGATTGCCAGTACGGTAGGGCAGACAATCCAGGTGATTGCCCAGTGCTTTACCCAGTGTGTCTCTATTGTGTCAGATGCAGTGGTGCAGATTGTGGAGGCAATCGCCCCATTTATGCCGGAGGTACAGAAGATGGTGCAGGCAGTATCAGACGCTGTCCAGAGCATCATGGAGGCGTTTTCCAATCTGGTATCCCAGGTAAGCCCAATCCTGGAAAGCCTCACAGAACTGGTTTCCCAGCTTGGAGACACCATAAAGGATGTCTTTCAGGGGATTTCAGATGTCGTAACCAGTGTAGGGGATGCCATTTCAGGAGTCCTGGATTCCATTGCCGGAATCATTGAGTCCGTAGGAAATTCAGCTTTAAATGCTGGAAAAGGCTTTAAACAGATGGCGCAGGGATTGGAGATTATTGTAGGGCTGAACCTGTTAGACCTTGGTGCGTCCCTTGGAGCGGTTGCGATTGGTGTGGGGAAGATTACAGCAGAATCCAAAGGCCTGGCAGAAGCAGGAAGCGGCATGAAGAGTTTTGGAAATGGCTTGACTGCTGTTTCTACCAATGGAACGATTGCAGTCACAGCCTTAACAGGACTTTCAGGGGCCATTACCCCGCTTACGGCAGTCTTTCCTACCTTGTCCCCGCTTATGACCCAGGCTGGCGCTGCTGTACAGGTGTTTGCCCAGGGCGTGGCAGCCGCTATGGCATCTATCATAGCATCTGTAGCAGGGTTTTCAGTCATGACAACTTCTCTCAGTACCCTTCAAGCCTCTTTTCTGGCATCTGTGGCAGTAGCCGGAGTGCTGGCTGGGGCAGTGAACCAAGCGGGAGAGGCCTTCCAGATGACCGCCTCAAAAGCCCGATCTGCCGGAGCATCCATTCAGGGGCTTACTGCCATAAGCAGTTCTGTAGGCACTGCTTTGCAACAGCTTAGTACCGTTACAAAACGGGCAGTACAGCAGATGCTTGGAGTATTAAAAAACGCGGAGCAGAAAGCGAAAGTTTCCGGTACGAACATTGGAAAGAATGTAAACCAGGGGGCAAAGACAGAATTGTCCAGGCTCCCGGCAACAGCCAGTACAGCCATAAATGCTATGATATCTACGCTAAACGCTGCACAGCCACGTGCCTATTCCTGTGGCGTTTATATTGGAAGTGGCCTGGCAAATGGCCTGCGCTCCCAGATTGGTGCTGTACAGGCCGCCGCATCCGCACTGGCCGCAGCAGCAGATGCAGCCATCCGGGCAAAGGCAAGGATTGCCAGTCCGGCCAAAACAACCATAGAGGATGGGGAATATATAGGTTTAGGACTGGTAAAGGGAATGCAGAATCTGATTCCAAAGGTGCGAAAAATGGCGGCAAGGCTTATAGATATCCCGGAAATTAAAGAGTTTGGTGATATGAAGCTGTGTGCTGCCGGTGGGGAGATTGGGCTGGATGAAAGTTTCCTCTATGATTACGATGCAAACTACACCATCATTGTCCCGGTAGAGATTGATGGAAAAGAAACCGCCAGGGTGATTGCGCCCTACACCGAAGCAGAACTGGACAAACGTCAGAGAAGAAACAGCAGAAAACATGGAATCTTATAGGGAGGGCAGTATGTACAGATTTGTAGATATTACAGAAACATCGGAAGGTATAACACTGCCTTCCGAAGCTATGCAGATAAATGGCGAATATTTAGAGGACTTAGTACCAGGTTACAGAACCTTAAGCGTATCAGGCAGGGAAGCTCTATCACCTGAAATAGAATCTTTCCATACAGGTATCAGGGACGGTTCTTCCAGGAAGTCTAGGAGGTATCCAGAGCGCATTATAACCGTGAAATACCAGTTGATTTCAAAGTCCAATGAGGAATTTAGGGAAGCATATAACAAGTTAGGTGGAGTTCTGAATACGGAAGATGCACAGCTTATCTTTCGTGATGAACTAGATAAATATTTTATTGGCACACCATCTTTGGTTGAAGAGGTAGAACAGGGAAGAAATGCAGTAGTAGGGGAATTAGAATTCCTTTGCCTGGATCCGTTTAAATACTCGGTGGTAGAGTATGAGGCAATCCCAGACATGCTGCAAGGGAGTATCTTGCTGGATTATCGTGGAACGTATAAGTCCTTCCCTATCCTGGAAGCAGACTTTTACAGAGAAACAGATACCAGTGCAGATGGTTCTGCATCCAATTCGTTGACTGGGAGAGGAGATTGTGGATTTGTTGCTTTTTTTAATGAGACGAAAAAAATCATTCAGCTAGGAGACCCAGATGAAGCAGACACTGAAAATAAATATCAGAAATCCCAGACTTTAGTAAGTGCAGGGTTTGAAGGTGCATCTGGATGGGGAAGTGCGGCAAAGACCCAATGGGCACAAAACGCCAGTACAGGCTTGGTTTCTCAAGCGATACAGGCGGGAAGCATGGGAATGGGGATTGCTTCTTATGCAGTGCCAGCAACGCCAAAGGATACCTCGGGGACGATTCTTAACAATAAAGCGACTGCTCAAAGCTCTCCTGTTTTTTATTATTCTATAACCGCAAAGGCAACGAACCGCAATGCCAATTCTGTAAAGGTGACGGTAACGGTCACGGCATCTTTGAAGAATACAGGGTCTTATTTCGGTCCGCCTTATGCATTGCAGGGACAAATCTATCTGGGAGGAGCCTGGAGGACTTTTACCATTAAAAAACCTTCGGAGTTCTGGAGAGGAAAAACTGCCCATACAGTGAACTTTTCTATTACGGTCACAGGGCTTTCTGCATCTACAAGCGCGCTTACTGGGATTAAGTTTAAAACCGCTCGGACAGACGGCACGGGAGGAAGCGCAGGAGTTCTTCCAGAGACTGCTTGTGCCAATCTTCCCATTAGCCAGTATGTTGCAGATGTGCCAGAGACTTATTTCCTTACAGCTTCCGCTTTCGGCAGTGGCTCTGGCTGGCATGGTCCATCTATCACCAGGAAGCTTCCACAAGATGCTTCTGGTGTATCCGGAGCTGTGAACGGACAGTTATCTTTTTCTCATAAGATGTCTATTGGAAGCGGGAATTTTGGCGTTTCTGAATTAGGTGGTTTTCAGGTTCTTCTGGTGAATGGAAGTGGAAGCGGAAGAAAGATTGTAGCTGGTGCTTTTTTATATAAAGGTTCTAATGGGAAATCAGGAAAGGCTATTTTCTATATCAATGGGACAGCAGTAGAGACTATTGATATAGATTTTTCTTATGGAAATAAGAGATTCCAAGCAGGGGTTTCCTCTACCATTACCAAAACAGGAGATACCGTAACGTTTAATCTTGGCGGTATTTCCAGGACGTTTTCTAACAGTGCAATCAGAGATGTGGCTATATATGAAATTACTTTTGCTTTTTTACAATACGCAGCCAGACCACGGCTTTCTTTTAATGGCCTTTATTCTGCCAAATTTGTAAAGAGCAATTGCCAGACATGGAAAGACATCCCGAACAAATTCAGTGCTAATGATGTGCTAGAGGCGGATTGTCAGGATGGAAATGTTTATTTAAATGGTGTTCTGAACCAGTCCCTGGGGGCTCTTGGGAATGACTGGGAAGGATTTTACCTTACACCTGGGCTAAACCAGATAGGATTCACCTATTCAGATTGGGTTCCGGCAGAGTATGCCCCTGCTTTTAAAGTGCGCTACAGAGAGGTGTTTTTATGATTATCTATTTTGCAGACCGAAAAATGAATATCTTAGGCCTTGCCAGTACGAACCTGAAAAAAGGCCTTACGATTACAGATGATTTAAAAATAGAAGATGTGGAAACCGGTGTAGCGTCTTTTGAATGCAAGATTTCCTGTAGCGGTGCTTCCAGACAGAAACTGGAGGCAGATGCCATGGTGGGAAATTATATTCTCCGTAAACAGGGCAGTGACAATGAATTTTATACCATCATAGAATCGGAATACGACACCAAAGCACAGGAATTACATCTGTATGCAGAAGACGCAGGACTGGATTTGTTAAATGAAGTGACGGGTCCATACGAAGCGGATCAGGCATATCCTATCCGGTATTACATCCAGAAATTTTCCTTTGATTCCGGTTTTGTCATTGGCATCAATGAGATTCCAGACCTTAAAAGAAAATTAAGCTGGGATGGGGAAAGCACTGCAACAGAACGTCTGGCCAGTGTCGCTACTCAGTTTGATAATTGTGAGATTTCTTATAGTTTTACCATTAAAGGGATGGATATTACAGGAAAGTATATCAATATCCATAAAAAACGCGGACATGACATAGGATGCCAGCTTAGATTAAACAAAGAAATAGACAGCATTGTTACGAAAAAGACCATTGCGAACCTGGCAACCGCCCTGGAAGTTACGGGAGGCATTCCAGAACCAGCAGAAGGGCATGAAGAGGAAGAACAACATCCTATTACACTCAGTGGTTATTCTTATGATGACGGGGATTTTTATGTAAGCGGTACGAAATTGCTTTCAAGAAAAGCACTGGAAAAATGGAGTAGGTATCTTTATCCAAAAGAACCAAACAAAGAGAAAGATGTTGGACATATTGTAAAAGCATTTAGCTATGACACGCTTAGCCAGTCAGAACTTTGCAACCGAGCGGTGAGTAAATTAAAAGAAATTTGTGATCTGGAAGTAAACTATGAAGTAGATATTACCAGATTTCCAGACAATATTAGAATCGGTGACAGAATTAATGTTATTGATGATGAAGGCGGTTTATATTTATCTACCAGAGTTCTACAGTTTGAAACATCTATTACCAACAAAGAACAAAAAGCAACTCTAGGGGAGCATATTATCAAGGAAGGCGGTATTTCCCAGAAGGTGCAGGAACTGGCAGAAGAATTTGCCAAGAATACGGTTTCTGTACAGAATGCCATGAATGCAGCAAATGCAGCCAAAGGAAAGGCAGACAGTGCGGTGAAACAGGCAGAAGCCGCATTGCAGCAATCAGAAGATGCCAAAACGGCAGCAGATTCTGCAAAGCAATCTGCAGATACCGCATTTCAATCAGCAACAGAAGCACAGAAGAAAGCAGATGCGGCAGAAACTTCTGTAGGAAAGGTAGTAGAAAGTGTTACTTCATTAGAAACAACAGTAAAGAAAGCACAGGAAGCGGCGGACAATGCTTACCTGGCAGCGGATACCGCAGAGAAAAAGGCAGAGGAAGCAAAGCAGTCCGCCCAGAATGCAGAAAAAGATGCGGCAGATGCCAAGGAGGCAGCAGGCATAGCCCAGACCACAGCGGACAGTGCAGTGCAAAAAGCAGAAGGTGCGGTAACTACTTCAGGGGAAGCAAAAAGTTTATCCGAAGCAGCCAGTGCCACTGCCCAGGCAGCCAAAGCGGATGCCGCCCAGGCTCAGAAAGAAATTGATTCTCTTGGAGACAGCCTAGATACATTGTCTCAGACCATGGAAGCAGACTATGCCAGAAAAACAGACCTTACTGAGACAGAAGCGCACCTGCAAACCCAGATATCCCAGAATGCGGCAGGGCTATCCTCTACAGCGTCAAAGGTACAGAAAATAGATGAAACAGTAAATAATGCAGCTGATTTAGCAGCTCAGGCACAGCAGACCGCAACAGATGCACAGAAAAAAGCAGATGCGGCATCCCAGGATGCAGTAGCTTCCCAAGCGGCAGCAGATGCAGCAAAACAGGCGGCAGCGTCAGCACAAAGTGAGGCAGATAAGGCAAAAGAAGCGGCAACTACCGCACAAAGCGTAGCAGATAAAGCAGAGGCTGATTTGCAGGCGGCAAAAGAGGATTTGGCCAGTGTACAGGGACGTGTGGATGCTACAGAGGAAGATATTCTGGCGGCCCAGCAGGCAGTGGACGAAGCGGCAAAGGTGGCGGAGAAAGCCAAGACAGACGCGGCAAACGCAACTGCAAAAGCAGACAGTGCCCAGACTGCAGCAGACAAGGCAGTGACAGATGCAGGGGCAGCCCAGCAGACTGCCAATGATGCAGCGGATAAAGCATTACTTGCACAGAAAGTAGCAGAGGAGGCAAAAGGGAATGCCACTACTGCCCAACAGACCGCAGATGCTGCAGCACAAGCGGCTGCGAAAGCACAGAGCACAGCAGATCAGGCAGTATCTAATGCAGTAACAGCTCAAGCAACTGCCCAGGAGGCGGCACAGAAAGCTCTTGCGGCACAGAACGCTTCGGATGAAGCGGCAAAAAAGGCAGAAGATGCCCAGACTGATTTGGATGCTGCTAAACAGAACCTAGCGGACGTCACCTCGAAAGTAGATGCTACTGCAGAGGAAGTGGAAGCAGCACAAGCGGCTGTTATAAAAGCCCAGGAGGCGGCCAATAAGGCCAATGCGGAAGCTGCCGTAGCTCAGGCTACCGCAGATAAAGCAAAGACAGATGCGGCTACTGCACAATCGGCAGCGGACAAAGCAACAGCCGCTGCAGATGAGGCACAGAAGCAGGCAGAAGCAGCAAAGGCCGCGGCAGATAAGGCCCAGGCAGATGCAAATGCTTTAGCAGTAAGGGTAACAGAAGCAGAGACAGATATTAGACAAAATGCAGAGGAGATTAAGTTAAGAGCCACAAAGAAGGAAGTTACACAAACACTTGGGGGCTATTATACAAAAAAAGAGACAGATGCAGCTATAAAAGTGCAGTCAGATTCTATTACACAGAGCGTAAAACAACAGATTGATGAAATTGAGATTGGTGGAAGGAATCTACTAATCGGAACAAAAAATGGTGTCAGTAAAACCGGAACTGGAGTTGCAAATGAGGCGACAAAGGAATATAAGTATAGCGATTATGGAAAAGAAATTTTGCACAATGGAACACAAAAAGAAATTGTAATTTCTTTCGATTGGGAAACTGCTGATGCTATATCTGGAACTATTGAAGTACAATCATGTTTTAGTAATTGGAACTCCTTTGGAATAACCGAAATATCTGAAACAAAACAATCTGGGCATGTTGTAGCAAGGGTGAAAATTCCAGAAGTTTGGAATGGGTCTAAAAATACAGGGATGAGATTTCGACTAAATAATGTTACCGGAACTGTTGTTTTTTCAAATTTCAAATTAGAAATAGGCAATAAAGTTACAGACTGGTCTCCTGCACCGGAAGATATGGCAACTTCAGAGGACACACAAAACGCACAGTATGTAGCGGATGAGGCTAAAGAAAAGGCAAAAGATGCTTCCGACCTGGCGAAGAAAAATGAGAACCGGCTTTCCATTAGTGAGTCTACAATCAAGCAGTTATCAGATTCTATTTGTACCATGGTAAAAGACCAGAATGGTTCTACGGTTTTAACACAGAACTCCACAGGATGGCAATTTGATTTAGGTGCTGTGGAAAAGAATCTGAACAATGCAGCTAATGAACTGAATAAACTGTCTGGAACAGTAAATGAAGTGGATAGTGCTATTGAAAATCTCAATAATGCAGTCAATGACCTGGGGAAAAAGACTGCTTATATTGTTATGACTACAGATGAAAACGGAGACCCCTGTATTGAACTGGGAAAAGAGGATAATCCGTTTAAGGTGCGTATTACCAACACATCTGTAGACTTTTTGGAAGGCAGCTCCAGGATAGCTTATGTCAATAATAAAGCTTTGTATATAGAAAAAGCTGTTGTAAAAAACGAATTACAAATTGGTGATGCACAAGGTTTCATTTGGGCTACTAGATCAAATGGAAATATGGGACTAAGAAAGGTAGGTGGTCATTAAGTGGCACATCAAGTAAATAGTATAGACTATGGAGATTATAGATACAAAGTTGGGGATTTAATTAAAATTTCGTCCTCTCATGAATATTTATATCTGGCTACGACTGGTTCATCCCGTACAAATTGTCCTAATATTTCTAAAGATACACGTAAAATAACGCAAATATGGGAGAGTGACAGTAATTCGTCTATAAGCAATCCAATTATAACTGCTTATCATTCGGGCAGTTATCGCTATGGTGGGGGTGCTATCAGACCAGAACAGATTGCTATTGGAAGTGGCGGACAAAAAATTAAAAGTTATGTTTATTATAATGCAAATGGTGGTTCGGGTGCGCCAAGCACGCAAACAAAAATGTATGGAAGTGTTCTTACACTTAGTACAACAAGACCTACCAGAGCAGGCTATATGTTTGTTACGTGGAACACAAATCAAGATGGCACAGGAGCAAACTATAGTCCTGGCCAATCTTACAATGTTGATGCCAATCTTACATTATATGCTATCTGGCGTTTGCATTCCTATACAGTAACATATGATGCAAATGGTGGTTCGGGTGCGCCAAATACTCAGACAAAAATCCATGATGAAATTCTTTCGATTTCAAATATAGTTCCTTCAAGGGCGGGTCACACCTTTCAGGGCTGGTCGACCACAAGAAACGGAGCGGTTGTTTACAAGCCAAGTGCTCAATATATTGCCAATCAAGATATCACATTATATGCAGTGTGGAAAGCAAATGGTTATTCTATTACATATAATGCAAATGGTGGTTCAAGTGCGCCCAGCGAACAGGTAAAAACACACGATATAGATATTACGTTGTCAACACAGGAATCTGTGAGAAAGAATTATTCATTTTTAGGATGGGGAACCTCATCATCTTCCACTTCTGTTGCTTATAATCCGGGAGATATCTATCGTACAAATGCAAACCTTACGTTATATGCCATTTGGCAATTAGCTTACACAGAACCAAGAATAACGAATTTTACAGTAGAACGATGTGATGTAAATGGAAAACTGAAAGATGACGGTACTTATGCAAAAGTTGTTTTTAACTGGGAAACAGATAAAACAGTTACTTCCATAAAAATTGAGTATAAGCTTCCAACTCAATCGGTATGGACATCCATTACAGTGAGTGCTTCTGGGACGAAGGGGATAGTAAATAAAATTATTGGTGGAAATTTTTCTATAGAAACAACTTATAATCTTAGAGTAACAGTATCTGATTCTAATGGGGAAAATTCAGAGTTATCTGATATTCCTTATCTGAATTATATTATGGATATTTTAAATACAGGAAATGGCGTAAGTTTTGGTAAGCCTGCAGAAGTAGAAAATGTTGCAGATATCAATTATGCTTTGCGGTTACAAAAAGGATTAGAAATGGTTACAAGAGGAAGGATTAGAACTCCTATTATATTAGTAGAAGGGAATCAAAATGGCGATGGGCTTAAAGTATGCGGAGGACAGGGGCTTGTAATCATTGGAAGCGGAAACAGCGTTGACAATTATTTTAATGGAGCGTCATTGACTGGTGACATGAAGAAAACATATGTTACGGGTGATGATATCGTTTATATTGTTACTGGAATGCAAGCAGGATACGCAAATAGAAAAGAATATGAATTTAACACTTCTGGAGATTTTAAAGCTCCTGGAAATATATACTCAAATGATCAGAAAGTTCTTACAGAAGATTCTTTGACATTAGAGCCAGAGTTGCTTTGGAGCGGCGAAAACGAAACCGGGAAAGATATTATTATCAATTCTCCCGTTGAGGAATATACAAAGCTTATATTTGTTTATAAGCGTAATGATGGATTTTTTTATAATGCGACCTTTTTAGTTTCAACACTATTGAAGACTACGGAAGCATCCGGTGTACAACAAATGTTGAATGTGGGAACGGATACCACTGTTTATGTGTTTCCAAAAGATCATAAAAAAATAAGAGTTTGGATGACAAGTAATTTAAAGGTACTTGAATTATATGGTCAAAAGTATTGAACGAGAAAGGAGAAATATGAGGACTTTAAAATTTACAGCAAAAGCACAGCAGCTTAAAAAAGATGTATCTTGTGATTTTTCCGGCTTAGTAAAAGGAAGCAAGGGGTATCTGCGGGCAGAATTTTCTTTTTCAGAAGATTATGCCGGATGTGGGAAAATTGCAGTATTCCGTAATCAGGGAGAGGAATATCCTGTGAGATTAGAGAATAATAGTTGCATGATTCCAGAAGAAGCGCTTACATGGAGAACATTCCAGATATGTGTAGTTGGAGTGCGTGAAGGTTACAGAATCCGGACAAATTATGTGGAGGTGAGACAGGATGAATGAACTGGAAAAACTGGAAAAGGAACTTTTGGAAGAAATACAGGAAGAGCCAGAAATCTACACAGATACGGAAGAATTTTGTACGATTAACACGGAGACACGAATAATTACAGTGCCTACAAGTAAAAGAACCCTTGGTACAGAATCAGACCAGGAGACAAACCGATTGTACTTTAAATGTCCAAAGATTGTTGGAGATAATGTAGACCTATCTCTTTTCTCTCTTCGCATAAATTATCAGAATGCTGGAAATAAGAAAGACCAGTATCTTGTGGAAGATGTGAAAGAAGAAGGAGATAATATTACTTTTTCTTGGCTCCTTAAGAGAAATGTAACTGCTTATAAAGGGAAGGTGAAGTTTATTTTATGTGCAGTAAAAACAACAGAAGATGGAGCAATAAAAAATGAGTGGAATACGACCTTAAACGATGAGTGCGAATGTCTGGAAGGAATGGAAGTAGACCAGACTGCGGTGGAAGAGGAAACAAAAGATATTGTTGAACAATTAATTGCAATGATGAATCATTCGGCTGAAAATGCTGTGCGTGCAGTAGAGGAGGCTAAGGCAGAGGTAGATAAAGAAGTAGGAGACTTTGCTTTAAAGGCACAACAGGCTCTTGCAGATGTGAACAATGCAGGACAGACACAGACGGAACGGGTACAGTCTGCCGGAACTACTGCTGTAGAATCTGTTAAGACAGCACAGGGTACGGCTACAAGGGCGGTAGAAACAGCCAAATCCGAAGCAATTAAAGCGGTACAGGCAGAGGGAACAACACAGGTCGGGAATGTCTCAGCAGAGGGAGAAAAGCAGGTACAGGCTGTGCGAGGTGCTGCACAGGAGATTATGGCAGACCGGGAGCAGATACAAGAAAATAAAACGGGCATTGCTAAACTAAAGGAAGATATAGTTGGGCTGGATAACAGGAAAGCAGATGCAATCGTAGAAACTGCAAGCGGAAACCCATGCAATATCAGCGACTCAAGTGGCTTACTAATTAAAAAGTTAAATATATACGGAGAAAGTACCCAGGAAGGAACGCCGTCTCCAGTTTTGCCAGTGCCGATTATATCGAAAGAGATTTCAAAAATAACAGTAGCTGGGAAAGAATTAGAAAAACAAGAAACCATTCTCTCTAAACCAATCACGCTAAGGGGGATTCCGGTAGAATCTGGCGGGAATGTGACGATTGATGGAAAACAATATGTAAGTGATATAATTTGTGAACACAATGGAATAATATCTGTTGAAAGAAATGTAGAAAAAGCACTTCTAAAAAAAGATATTGTATTTACTCAAACAAAAGATAACCCTTATCGGTGTGCTTGCTTTACAGCAATAATTGGTGGTAAAAAATTTAAATACGGAGCCAGCACTTCTTTGTCGAACTGTTTCCCATGGGTAGCTTGGGCAAGTAACGTAAATTCTAGCGGAGATAAAACTGTATTTTCAGTAAATGAGGAGTGTATTTATATATCACTTCCAAGGACAGGAGCAGAGCCATCAAAAGAAGAAGCAGAGAACAGAGTTAACGAGTTGTGGCAATCTGTAAAAGATAAAGTTGAATTTTATGCACGATTAAAAATGCCCGTTTATGAACCACTTCCAGAAGCCGACCAAGATGCAATCAAAAATCTACATTCGTATTATCCAAACACAACTATTAAGTGTGGAGCATGGACGGAAGTAGAGTATGTGGCCGACACAAAAGAATTCTTTTTAAACCAGAATCAATCCCTGCAAAAACAAATCCTCGAAATCCAAAACGCTTTAATTAGTCAGAAAATTTCGGGGGGGGGTATAATCCAAGTTAAAGACAGTGCAAAGTTGCCGATTCAGAATCTAAGAGTATTCGGTAAGAGTGAGCAGAACGGTGTTCCGTCAATTGAAAGTCCGAGCCAGATAATAAATATAGGTAATGGTGGAATTCCTATAAATATTTATGGGAAGAATTTAGCAAAATATATAGGACTTGGAAATGTAAACCAAGATGGATTAATTGAACTTAAACCAGATGGAATTAGACATATGTTCGTTGTGAAAATAAATTCTGATGCAATGTTATATAGCAACAGAAGATTTGCACTATATACATATACAAGTGAGTTTCCTGAAAATGGAATAAAAGGAACACCAAGAAAATTTCCAGGTAATAACGAAATTAAAGTCGAAGCAAAATTTGGAAAATATTTAGTCCTTGGTGGCGAACCGTTAAATTTGGATAGCAGTAAAAACTATTCCATTTCGTTTGAAAATCACAAAGAGTTCATACCGTATCAGGCAGAACAAAAAATTTTAATCAACACACCACCGGGCGGGCTTGCCGGAATAAAAGTCATTGCAAACGGAAATTACACGGATAAAAATGGACAGCAGTGGATTTGTGATGAGATAAATTCGACAGAAAGAATTCAGAGAATTGGCAGGATTGATTCGTACAATCATGAATCAATTGATACGGAATACATGTCTAGTACAGGAGAATTAAGTGTTGGGGCTAATGTAATATACGCATTAAAAGAACCAATCAAAACTCCACTAAGCGAAGAGGAAAAATTAAGTATTAAGAAATTGCATACTAATCACCCAGAAACGCTTATCTCAAACGATGAAAACGCAGACGTGGAACTTACATACACTGTTGATACAAAATCTTATGTAGATGGTAAGATAGCAGCTCTTAGCAAAGCAATATTATAAAGAAAGGAAGAATCATATGTACGAAATTTTTAAAAATGTAATTAATTCTAAAGAGTACTCTTTAGGGGATATCTTAAAGAAAATTGATACAAAGTGGGTGCAGAGTGAAATTACAGATGAGCAGAGAGATGAACTTATTACACTGGCTCAGGCAAATGCAGACCCTTCACATTCAAACGCTCCATTGCAGAAGCAGATTGAAGAACTCTCTAAAAAGCATATTGCACTGGAAGAAACAGTAACAGCTTTAAGTGCTACAGTGCAGAAAATCAAAGAAACTGTAGAAAGTGGAGGTACAGTAGTTCCGGAACCAGAACCTCCAGTCACAGAAGAATGTCCTGCATGGGAACCTTATAATGGCATTCCACCTGTGAAATGGCAGACAGGCTCTAAATGTACGCATAACGGTAAGAAATGGGAGTCTATGGTAGATAACAACGTCTGGGAGCCGGGAGCATTCGGTGTTGGAGCAGAAATCTGGAAAGAGATCATGCAGTAAACTAAAATGACATATAGTTTAGCAAATAGGAAAGGAAATACATATGGAAATACGTGCAAGACCTTAAAGGGTCTTATTTTATTGCAAGAAAAAAAGAGCAGTGAGAAATGTCCTATATTCAAGGATGTAAGGCATAAATGGATAGATATTTATACCTATTTTATACCTACCGGATTTAAAAAGAGAACCACGCCATTGTTCTTAGGCATGGTTCACTGTTGTTGTTCATCAGGAACATATTCCATTAAATCACCTGGTTGACAATTAAATTCTTTACATAGTTTATCTATGGTATCTTGGCTTAAACTACCATTGCCTTCCATAAGTGATTTATATGTACTCTGTCCCATGAGTTTTGTTTGCTTCATTTTATAGGAAGTATAATTCGCTGCTTTTAGTTTATCAATCAGCTTATAATACTTAATTGCCATATAATATCACACTCCTTTTTAAAAGGATACCACAAAAATATCACTAATACAAGAGATAAATTTGTTTGATTTTTAATATCTCTGTTATTAGTGATATTTTATACAAATTTAAGTCACTATTTTTGGTGACATTGTCAATTGATTATCTCTAATGTTAGTGATACACTATGACCATAAGGTTGATACAACAAATCAAGGAGGAAATCAAAATGACAAAGGAAATGAGAGAAAGAGTTTTAAATAGCATTGAAAATGGTGATTGGAGCATTGAAAAAGCACAGAGAGCAATTGAACACGAAAAGAAAGTAATTAACTACTGGGAAGAAAAGTCTCTTTGTTATGAAGCAAAATACAAAATTAATCAATCCAATGCAGATATCAAATACTATGAAGCAATTATTGAAGTATTAACAGAGATGCAGGAAATTGAAATTGCTAACGAAGCTATCCAGACGGTAGTTGTACTTGTAAAAACTGTTGTAAACAGCTCAAAGTCTAAAGTAATTCGTAAAGCAGTTGCTACAATGGCGAATAAACTCAGAAAACTGAATTATAGCTTGTCAAATGCCTTTAAAAAAGCATGTATTTTTATTAAGTCATTTACAAGTCTATTTCCCTCATGGGCATAATTCTACCTTGTTTTGTTCAAAACAACCTTATATATCAAAGGAAAAGACAAGGAGGAAACACTATGGCAAGAATGTATGAAGCAGCCAATGCAAGACCAAAAGAAATTGAGGAGTACCCACCAATCCTGCAAGCAAGACACATTCAGGAACTTTTAAACGTCTGTGAAGCAGTTGCTTACCAGATATTACATATCCAGGGATGCCCCACTCTGAAGATGGGAAAGAGAATGGTAGTCCCAAGAGATGACTTCTGGGAGTTCCTAATGGCTCATAAAGGAAAAAAATTATGGTGAGGAGATTAATATGAATGAGCCTAATGATTTTATTCAGGTACAGGGGATCAACTCTCTAGGTTTTGGAATTATTCCAAAGTTAGTAATGCAGGACAAACGTCTTACTATTCAAGCTAAGGCTATTTATAGCTACTTCTGTAGTTATGCGGGAGCAGGACGAACGGCATTTCCAGGAAGAGAAAAAATAGTATCAGATTTAAAAATCAGCAAGGATAGTTATTATAAGCATTTTAATCTGTTAAAAAAATATGGATATGTGCAAACCGTTCAAGAAAAAAGTAAAGATGGAACTTTTCGGAATAATATATATACGTTAATGGAAACTTTACCGTATCCTAAAAAAACAGATACGGTACCATGTCATAAATTACCGCATACGGATTTACCGGACACCGTCAAACAGGACACTAAAAATAACAGTATTAAAAGTAACAGATTTAAAAATAACATTCCGTCTTGTCAGACGGGAACGGACCGACAGGCGGACATACAAGCTACTCTCTCGCTGATCCATGAGAACATAGACTACGATAGTTTGAAAGCTGCTCATGCTGACGATTTAAAGCTGATTGATGAGTTTGTAAGTGTTATCTTAGATGCACTGCTGTCCCAGAGTAAAACAGTCCGTATAAATGGCGAAGATAAGCCCAGGGAACTTGTAAGGAACAACTTGATGAAATTAACCTATGCAGATATGGAACACGTTCTGAGCCAGTTTAAAGCACATGGGGAACGGATAAAGAAAAAGCAGGCATACATACTGTCAATGCTTTATCACTCACCAATGGAGTTGAATGCTCATATTTCAAATGCAATCCATGCAGATTGGGGGTATTAAGATGAATCAAACACAGGAACAGCAGATGCTCCGCAAATTAGAGAATATGTGGCTGGAGGTATATCAGATTAAAAAAGACTTAGGAGAAAATCATGAATTATATGATGCTTTTGAAATACTGTCATATAATGTCAATCATGTAGAGAGTATGTTTAGAGCATATTTAAGAAAAAAGGAGTCCGCTGCTATTGGCGTAACAGCGAACTCATAGCATCACCACAGGGGCAATGCAGTGCTTATCAACAAAAGAATTATACCACTGCTAATGCCCTTGTATCAAGTAAATAATTGAAAAAGGGGAAATAATGTATGACACATAAAATGCCCAAATGGCTGGCAAAACCTCAGTGGGCGACACCACTTGCCTGTACCTATTACGAAACCGTTGTTCTTCCATACCAGGGGAAACTAGCCGGGAGGTGTATTGTGCAGAAACAAGATGTAATCAATGAACTTCTGACAGAATACAGGGCCAAAAGCCCTATAAATAAGCATGGACTGGAGCTATTGTATGATATTGCAGCATGCAGAGGCTATTTACCAATGATGATTTACATAGGGCTTAAGACAATGATTTGCAAAAATTATGTCCGGAATGAATACGTTCCACCAAATAATGACCCTTTGCTGGAAGTGATTCATGAGAGAATGTATATGGAGGACTGGGAGTTCCGCAGCATATTTAGAGTTTTGTATAATTAGCAGGAGGTATAAAAAATGAGTATAAATGGAGTAGATTATCCAGTTATCGGAAAAGTAAATTCAATCAAGGCAGGGCGCGAAGTCCCTATTCTTGACATTAAGATGATGTCTGATGAACAGTGGAGAAAATTGACAGAGACACCAAAGCAAAAAGAACTCCGGAAGAAATTTCTGCAGAATAAGGTAGGTGAGCTTCATGGCTAAAAGGGGACAAGGGGAAGGAAGTATTTCCAAACGCCCAGATGGCACCTGGTGGGCCAGAATTACCGTAGGTAAGACGCCTGATGGCAAGCAGAAAAGAAAAGCATTCTACGGGAAAACCAGAAAGGAAGTACAGGAGAAACTTACAGCAGCGCTTAATGATTTGAATAATGGTGTATACATTGAACCAAGTAATATGACACTAGAACAATGGATGAGTATATGGCTTAGAGAATATAAAAAAAATTCCATTAGAGAAAGTACCTATGAAGCATATGAAAGTTATATTCAAAAGCATATTAATCCAGATATAGGCGGATATACATTGAAATCATTAAGAAATGATATGATTCAAAGATTTGTAAATAATTTGATTGAGAAGGGAATGAAGGCAACAACAGTAGCGCGAATTTTCAATATACTAAAGCCTGCATTAGAGCAGGCAGTCGATAATGGAATGATAATTAGGAATCCTGCAAATAAGATAAAACTTCCAAAAATAGAAGTAAAAGAGGCAAGAGTTTTAACTGTTTCGGAACAAGAAAGATTTCTTGCGGAAGCCAGAAGTTACGCGCAGTATGAGGTGTTTGCTTTGATATTACTGACTGGAATGAGGATAGGAGAAACACTTGCTCTTACATGGGATGATGTTGATTTCAATAATAATGTGCTGAGTGTGAATCGGACAAGTGTTATGCTGCTTAATAAAAAGACAAAAAAGTATGAGATAGGCTATCATCAACCTAAAACAGTAAAAAGCATTAGGAAAATTCCACTATTGCCTGATGCAGTTGAACTTTTGCAGGATGTTCGAACAAAGCAGATGTTGTTAAAAAAATATTGTGAAGATTACAATAAAGAAAATCTTGTTTTTTGTAATGATGAGGGAAATCCAATATGGGCAACTGATATGAGGCAGAGAATTTCAAGGATAACTAAAAATTTAGGGCTGGAAGGTGTTCATATTCATACATTAAGGCATACATTTGCAACAAGATGCTTAGAAAAGGGGATAGATTTAAAAATAGTACAAGAAATTTTAGGACATTCCAGTATTAATATGACTGCAAATTTATATACCCATGTATTACCAGAAACAAAGAAAGAAGCAATAATGAAATTGAGTGATTCAATTACTCTATGATGCGAAAATATTTAAAATCTCAAAAGCGGCTGTTATGGCCGCTTTTTGATTTATACCTACCTTGAAGAATGAAAAGGTAATATACCTACTAATATACCTAAGGGAGTGAAAAACTATGAAGATACCTTTATATAATGATGACAGTTAGAGATTCTTGGTTAATATTACAAAGAAATACCTATATTTAAAGACTTATAAAGATAATTTGGTTTAGAGTTTTAATAGGTCTTATTTTATTGCAGAAAAAGCAGAAGGAGACAGAGTATGGACACACCTATTACCAGGGCGGAGCATGAGGAATTCCGCCGGAGAATGGAAGATGAGCACAAGAGAATGAACCACAGGCTGGGTGATCTGGAAGAAACTGTCCGGCAGATTGGGGAGTTGACTGCATCCGTGCAGAGCCTTGCTCAGTCCGTTGAGCAGATGGCACAGAGCCAGTCCAGGCAGGAAATCAGGCTGGAAGAGTTAGAAAGCAGAGACGGGGAAATGTGGAGAAAAGTCGTTGGATATGTCCTAACGGCAGTGATCAGCGTTACAGTCGGATTTATCTTTTCCCAGATTGGCATGTAAAGGAGAAAATGAGTATGTTTAAGAATTGCGTATTAAAAGTATCCGTAGATACGAAGAAATGGTTAAAAGCAGCAGGAATCCGAGCAGTTAAAACTATGGCACAGACAGCCGTTGCAGTGATTGGTACCGGGGCAGTCATTTCCGCAGTAGATTGGCAGATGGTGGTATCTAGTGCGGTAGTGGCAGGAGTGGTAAGCGTACTTACCAGTGTGGCAGGTATTCCAGAGGTTGCGGAGGGCAAATAAGGCCCTCCATTTTGTTGCGCCGGCGCAACCGGCAGAAAGGAAGAAAATATGAGCATGAATGGAATTGATATTAGCAGCTGGCAGAAAGGAATTAACTTAAATGTAGTTCCTTGTGATTTTGTAATTGTAAAAGCCACAGGAGGAACTGGATATGTAAATCCAGATTACACCAGGGCCATGAACCAGGCAATTAATGCCGGAAAGAAAGTAGGAGTATACCATTACGCAAGAGAGAAAGGATGTAAGGGAAGTGCAATAGCAGAAGCGGACTTTTTTGTAAAGAATGTCCAGAATTATATCGGCAAGGCAATCCTGGTATTGGACTGGGAAGAGGAACTTTCCCTTGGTGTTGCCTGGGCAAAAGAATTTTTAGACAGGGTATATCAGAAAACAGGTG